ATGCCGCCAGGCGAAGCCGGGGCCATCGGCATAAACTGGCGCTGCGCAGCCTGCAGATCACCCACCGCCATGATATCGCGCATGGTCTGAATGACCATTTCCTGGATCTGCTCGGGCCTCATGCCGGCCTGCACCACGCTCAGGCGCTTCGTCTCGGAGTCGTACTCCTTGATCTTCAACTCCTGCGCTTCCATCGACTGGTTCACGCGTTGGAGCATCTGCATCATGCCCTGCAGTTCCTGCGTCAGCACTTGGATCTGCTGGTTCGCCGCCTGCAGCGCCGGGTCTTCCTGATCCTGCAGCAGCTTCGGGTCAATGGTCTTGCGCAGGCGCTCAGCAAGCTCGTCGGCGCCCGGCCAGTCCATGTTCTTGACGAACAGGTCGCCGGCCACGGCCCACAACTGCGGCGAGCCCTGCAGGATCTGCGACATAGCGTCCATCGCCTCTTGCCGCTTGGTCAGGTACGACGGACCCGTGGTGACCACGACGTCGTACTTGCCGACGCCGGGGTTGTAGATCTTGGCGATGACTACGCCCGACTGGTCTTTGACCTCACGCACCGGCTCGGGCTGCATCGGGTCCAAACGCGCCATCTTGGTCTGGCCGTCCACGCCGATGATCCGGGCGATGCGTTGCGTGTCGTAGATCTTCGGGATCAGATCCACGATCTGCCGCGTGACGTAGCGCACCGCACGGGCCAGGTTGTCCACGTAGTGATAAGTGCCGGTGTCGGACTGCTTCTCGCGGGCCAGAATGGCTCGGCCGCTGCGCTCGTTGCTCGTCGCGCCCAGGCTGCTGTCGTACTGCCCCGTGGTGGCCTTTAGATCGTCCGAGGCGCCCATCTTGGCAGCGATCAGGCCCTGCTGGGCCATCGGCGGCTGCGCACGCTGCGGCAGCGGGAACGAGTTGCCAGCGCCGTCAGTAGCGTCAGGGTTCACCTCCAGATACGGCCAGTTGGTCGTGTTGGCGGTCTTCCACTGGTGCTCATAGCCCTCAAACTGGCCGCCGTACCCAATGAACGGGGCTTTGGGCGCCAGCGCCAGCATCTCGGCTTCCTGCGACACCCAGTAGTTGTACATCCGCTGGGCGTCCTTGGCATTCCTGACCAAGCCGCTGATGTGGATCTCGCCGTCCACCTCAAACTCGTTGCCGACAACGCGCACCACCGGGATCCACTTGCCGGCCCAGTCGCGCTCCTCGAGGATTTCGTACCCGTTGGTCTTGCACCACTTCACGCGCTGCTGCTCGGCCTGCCGGCTGCGCATGGGCATTAGGCCCATAGCACGCATCTGCCGGTCCTCTGGAGAGTCTTCAAACGCCGTCATGCCACCGGGGTACAGGTGCAGCGTCTTGAGTTCCTTCTCAATGTAGAAGTACTCCGCAATCCGCACCATGTTCTCGTTCAGCCAGTACCCCGACGTCGAGTCGCCCACGCTGTACGACAACAGAGTCGAAACCGGCGCGGCCTTGGGGTACAGGCGCTCGTATTCTTTCTTCGTCAGATCCTGCGTGATGAAACAGAACTGCGCATCAGCACCGCACGGATCTTGAATCAGCGGGTCCATGTACACGCTGAACGAATTGCGGATGCGCCCGATGCGGATGTCCTGGTCAAACGTGTCCGGGTCGCAATACTCCGTCAGGATGCGGATGTAGCCCTCGCCAAACGTCACCTGGTTCTCGCAGGCGGTGTCGTAAGCGACGTCCGCGTCGGACATGTACTCGATGTGCCGAACGATGCCGTCGAAAATCTCCGCGACTTCCGGATCGGCCTTGTCGTCCGCAGGAATGATCTTGCCGCTGGGGCGGTTCTGGCGCTGGTCGTTGGTGACCGACTTGACGTGCTGCGGCAGCTTGTTGATCGTCAGGCACGGCCTGGCATTGATCGTCTGGCCCTGCACGCTGCCGCGGGTAGCCAGCACGTCCTGCGGCCACTGCCACGAATTGTCCGAACTGCCGGCATAGAACTTCAAATCGTCCAGCTCGTTTTGTCGAGAATTCGACACCGCAGCCTGCGCCATTGTCATGCGCTGACGCATCTCGGCCAGAAAATCCGCGTCCTGCTTGCCGCCAGCAGCAGCCACGCGGGCCCCGGCAATGCCGGTGGGGTCGGAGGTGCGGTTGTACGAAGCCATTACTTCTTCTTCGCAGACGCGGGCTTTTGCGCCTCGCGTTTGACACTGTACGCCACGGCCAACGCCTGTTTCTGGGGCTTGCCGGCCTGCATTTCAGCCTTCACGTTTTTGCGAAACGCGGCAGAAGACGCTGATTTCACCAGAGGCATGTCATTTTCCCTTCTTTGCCGTCTTGGCCGACTCACGAAACGCCTTGGCTGTCGGCGCGCCGGCCGAGCCCGGTTTGCGCATCTTTTCGCCGCTGCCGGCAGCAATGCGCTCGCGCTTGGCGTGGATTGCCGCGTAGAGGCCGGGGTCGCCGGGTTTTTTCTGGGGCATGGTCAGCACTTCCAGCGTTTCATGGCGGCTTTGGCCCGCTCGCCGTCCTTGGCCTTCGCGGCCACGCCGCCCATTCGGGCGCAAAATGACGCTTTTCGGCCCTTATCCGCCTCAGTCTTCGGATTTGGCGCAGGCGCCTTGAGATTCGACCCCGTTTCGCGGTTATAGCGCTCGCGCCCCTTGGCCGTCAGGCCCGCGCCCTGCGACGTGGGCAATTTCTCGCCCCGACCGACGCTCAGAGACACGGATTTCTTCGCCATCACCGCTCCCGGAGGCCCTCAGTGAGCCATCCAACCCGCCGAAACCACGCCGCGATCACTGATCGAGCGGCGCTGCTCCTTGGCATTGTACTCCCTGTGGGCCAAAGGGAAAGCAAATGTGCATGCCAGCGCGTCGGCAGCGTCCGGCGACGCCAGGCCACGGGCCTTCATGTCTTTCTTCGACTCCAAATACACCGTGCCGCTGCTGTTGGGCTTCGTTTTCGGCCCCGTCAGGTCGGCCTTCAACTGCCTGTCTGCCGGCACATGAGCCGATTTCAGCCAGTCGCGCAGCGCGCCCCACAGTTCGGCGCGCTTGTTGCCCCACATCACGCTGGCCTTGGCCTTCCAGCCAAAATTCACGCCGCGCACCTTGTACCGCTGCTCCGTCAGGCGGTCCAAAATCCCGTATCCCAGCCCGCCCTCGTCAATCACCGTCAGCGCAGGCTGAAACTCCTCAATGGCTTCGATGACGTGCCCCACCACGGTCATCGTGTCGTCGCCACGATACCGTCGAATGGCCACCAGATCACGCCCCTGACGGGCCACGATCACGGTCGAGTCCGCGCCACTGCGCGCGGGGTCCACGCCCAACACAATCGGCGCCGTGGGATCCTTGTACGCCGGCCGCTTGACCGCGTCGTCCACCAGTCGCGGCGTAATAAACTGGTCTTCGCCGGCAGCAGGAAACTCCCCGTACACCTCAACCCGCGCCTCGCGCGAGTCCTCGCCGTACTCGTCAATGATCTGCTGGTAAACGCGCTGGTCCGTGCCCTCAACGCTGCGGGCATCAATCTGGATGTTCTTCCAGAAGTCCCGCTTGGCGTGGAAACACTCAAAAAAATACCCTTCATTGCGCCGCGGGTTCGAGAACGCCAGCCAATACCTGTCCAGAATGTTCTCCGTGAAAAACCCCGCGCCCACCGCCCAGATCGGATCCGGGATACCCGACGCCTCGTCGAATATCAGCATCATCCCGTCCATGTTGTGAGTGCCGGCATACGCGTCCGGGTTTTCCTCGCTCCACAGCCGGCCCTCGGCCGCCCAGTAACGGGTGCCCTTCTTCAAATCCCGCTCAACGATCTGCGTGAGCCACTGCGCCGGCATGAGCTTCGTCGCGCTAATTTCCCACCAGTGCGAATTGATCAGCATCGCCGACCATTTTGTGAGCTCACCCCACGTCACGCCTCGCAGCTGCGCTTCACTGTTCGCGCTGACCATCACCGTGCTGCCGATCCGCGTCGTGAGCATCCACAAAATCAACCAGCTCACCAGCGCCGACTTCCCGATCCCGCGCCCGCTGGAAACAGCCGCCCGCAGGGTGTCCATCTCCAACTGCCCACGGTTCGCCGCGATGTGATCTCTCATCATCCGCAACACCCGTCGCTGCCACCGCCGCGGCCCGTCAAACGCCGCCAACGGCGTGTTCGGCTGCCCCCACGGAAACGCCAGCAACACAAACGCCTCGGGGTCGTCCCGAATACGCGGCTCCCACAGGCGCGTCATCAGCGCCTGCTCCTCACCCGCGGTGTATATCGGTTTCTGCATCAGCGCGTTACCCCAGCCAACGGCCGCGGCGCCGCCCGCATCATCGTCGGCGCGCCCTGCAAATACACCTCCGCAGGCCTCGGCGCCGTCATCGGATACGCCTGTTCAATCTGCCGAACAATCTCACTCCACCGAGCCGGATCCGCGCCAGGCGGCGGATTACTCCTCCAATCGCCCGGCCCCGGCCGACGGCCGACCATACCCATCGCATTCGCCGTTCGCGGCACCCCGCCCATTATCGGGCCCAACGCCATCAGCGCATTCATCACATTGCGCTCAACCTCGCCAGGAATCCGACCCTGCGCCGCCGGCCCCGCGCCACCACCCGGGATCACCCCAGGCATTCCCGGCGCTACGTTCGCACCCTGCATCCCCCGCGCCCGGGGGTCCATCACCGACGGCGTTCCGCGCCGCACCAGCGCCTTGTCAGCATTCAGCAAATCCCGCAGCGTCTTATCGGCCCCAAATTGCCGCCGAAAATCCGCCAGCTCCTCCGCCGTCACTACCGACCGCCCGTTCACCACCGGCCTGTCGGGCATCGGGCCCGTCCAGCGGTAACGCGGCATCGGGGCAGCGGCCATATCCTCGGCGCCTGCGGCACCAACGCCTGCGGCACCATTAAACATCAGAGCGTTCGGCATACTCGTACTCCTTCGCCTTCGGCGCAAACCCAGCGGGCGCAATACCGCCTTCCTGAGCCGGCGCGGCTATCTTACCAGCGCGTCGCTCCGACGGGGGCGGCGCCGCCGTTACTGCCGCAGTCCGTTCACCGGCAGCTAACACCACCGGAACGGCGGCGCCTATTCTTTCCACGGGTATCGCATCCTCCACCTCCACCGCCAGCCCACGCTGCAACCGCCCGTTCGCAGCCTCCAGCGCCGCCACCACACTGATCTGCGAATTCACATCCACCTGCACACTCTGCTTCGCCACCCAGTCGTGCCGGTGCTTCAACACCTCCAACGCCACCTTCGCGTCCCCAGCCTGCGCCGCATCCATCAGCACGACCGCCAGGTCGCCCTCAGCATCAGCCC